ACTTCAATAACTTTATCAGTTCTTTGCGTCGCTTTTTCTTAGCGTTGAACAGGACATACCTATGCTTCCTTGGTCGATCCACATAGTAAACATTCTCTTCGCCATACTTGTCTTTGATTTGCTGCATGTTCATGCCCCGTGCATATGTACTGTGATGCTTGTTCTCCATGCCCCTGACCTTCGGGTCTTTGAACTTGGAAGACAAACCGCAGTAGAAAAAGTTTGCTGCCTGATATGATGTGCCGACGTGACCAGCTTCTATCTCTGCGAATGTCACAATGATTTCTTTGTCCACCCATTTGAGAGACCTTGATATCAAGAAGCTTGATGAGTTCTTAGGCGCATCATCCATTGTCCATAAGCGTGTTATCTCATAGACGTTGTCAGCTTCATCATCGCCACACACACCACGCCGTAGCGTGGTCGAGCTGCTTACCCCGTAGGTAATAGCACCGATCATCTTCTCTCCATAGAACAGGCCGAATGCCGCACTGATTGGCGGCACTCTACCCATGTAATGCTTGTCGATAACAACTGGCATTACAGATCGTCGGGTGGTTGGCATTACTTTTAGGTCTTTGATATCCATCATATACTCCACCATCCAAATACTGCACCCACTGTCCAGAGGATGCAGACTGTTATTGCTGCTGCACTATACACCATGAGACCACCTACGTTTTAAGGTAAGTGGTCTGACCCCACGGTGCTGGTGCGCCATCTTCCCAACAGGATACCCATAGTGTCGGGTAGTGTGGTTGATGTGGGTAGTCATCGACACACATGTCTGTGAGATACACCATGTTATCCACTTGCATGTTGTTGTCTTCGATGTACTGGAACACAGGAGATACCCGTGTACCACCACGCCCACCGATCTCAATCTTCTCAACCTCTTCACCCTGTTCGTATCTTCGAACGGTCTGGATCTTGGCATCGCATGTGATCACGGTGATAGACTGAGGCTTGATGTCCTGACTGATAGCGTTCAGCTCACCAAGGAAGAAAGATAGATCACGCTTCGTGACAGAGCCGCTTGTATCGACACCAACCACAAGGTCACCCGCGCCGATCTTGTGTATCGATGGAGCAACAATGCCTTGCATGTGGAACATCTTTTTCTGGGGCTTGCGATAGCTGTAGTCATCTGGCTGATCGCCACCGATAAATCTCTGCATCACATCACGCCAGTCAACTTGGCTGCGCTTCATGCGTTCGATCAAGTCCTTGATAGCGGCTGGTAGATTGCCCACTGCCTTAGCACCAGTCGCAGCCATCATGACCTTGCTGTCTATGTCAGCTTCGATCTGCTTTTTCTCTGCATCGGACAGCTTGTTGCCGTCATCATTAGATGCGTCGATCACAGAACCCATAGCTGCACCCTGACCAAAGCGTTCCTTCGCATCGTCAGGTAGCCTGTCGTATATAGCTTCGGCACTCATGCCTTTGTACTGAGGGTCAATCAATGCCCCTTCTGGCAATATAAAACCTGCATCAACTAAGATTTGATTGATCGCAAAATCAGTAGCAATATTCCAAAGTAAAGGATCACGCTCACCGCGACGTAGAGGATGTTTGAATGTTACATGCAATACCTCGTGAGCCATGCCACCTACGGTCTGTTCTTGATCTAGGGTATCGACAAACGACGGTGACCATAAGATAGACTTGCCATCTGTACACAAGGTCGGGATCGTTTCTTCTGGCCTCACCTTGAGTGACAAGGCAAGCGAACCAAAGAACGGGTGCTTGACCACAAGTCTTGTGATCGCCCGTGATACTTTCATTTGAGCATCCATTACTCCAACTCCTTCATCAAACTATCTATTTCATTTTTCATGTTTACGCATTTATCTATTAGTTCACTCTCTAATTTGTTTAGATTTCTGTGAACCGTAGAGAATACTTCATCCATCATGATCTCAATATCCTGATGGATTGTACGATTGCATTTACTTTTGATGCACTTGATTGCAGTCCAGTCCATATGACCCACAACATTCTTTGTCCTACAAAAAGGACAGACAATTATTTTTTTCATTCCACACTCCGAAAAAAGTTCAATAGAACTAAAAGCTAAAATAGAACCAGTCATATTGACGTGTATGACTGGTTCATTGATTAAAGAATAAGGTTCTTGCCAGTCTTCATGATCCAGTCGCGGATCGATTTGGACTGCTTGAGTTCCTTGGTACGGTTGACACCGTCCTTGACAACGAACGCAGCGAACTCTTGCTGTGGTAAACGCTCAAGGTATTTGATCACGTTGTCCACGTTCTTTGTATTGAGGCGTGATGATACAGCCGCACAGATCGCGTAAAGAACTGCTGGATCAGACGGCACGTCAGCCATCATAGGATTGGCTATCAGCTCATCAATGTCTGGCACACTCTCGTACATCTTGAGGAAGCCAGTGAAGTCAGCCGTAGCTGCACGTCCAACCTGACCAGCGATTGCCTCAAGCTCGTTCACGGGATCAAGACCCCATGACAGGATTGTACTGACACGCTCCCATGATCTGGGTGACGGGCAAGCATTGGCATCCCGATCAAACTTGTGCAACCAGTCAGGACGAAACCGTAGGAATGCACATACCTTCTCATTGATACGCTTGGTGTAGTAGTAGGCAATCGTATCTTCCAGATCAGCTTCGATCTCCAGAAACATCAGACGATCTTTCAGATGAGATGGCATGTTGTTTGTGCCAGCGCGGTCAGACATACGGTTACCAGCCGCAACGATTACCCAGCCGTCAGGCAAGTGATAAGAGCCAATGCGTCGCTCGTTGACTACCTGAGCTGCAATGTTCTGGTTGGACACGGGGGCTTGTGGTAGCTCGTCAAAGAACAGGATACCCTCGCCACTGGTAGGCATCCAGTCAGGACGCTTACGCACCATGCTCTCGCCATCATCGGATGGCAAAGCCCAGCCGCCTAGCTCACCAGCATCATACTGTGCTAGTGACACGATCTCGCAGCCGATCTTACGCTTGGCTGCAATGTCCTTGATTGCAGTTGTCTTCCCGATACCAGCTCCTGATACCAGATACGGCACGACGTATTGTGCATCGCGTCCGTCCTTGAGACCCATAGCAAAATCAATTGCTGCCTCAGTGATTGCTTGCGCTTGAGATAATTTCATGATTGTTCTCCACTTTCTCTGTGTTTGATTATAGTTATTAGATTTTGTATTCGAACCGACGTGTCCTCAATGTGGATCTTGTCTGAGTTCAAGCCAGTGCGCTGTTGGTTTAGGACAGCGGCACTATGCTTTTCCTGAGCCTTGACTAGATCGTCCTTCAGCTCATCAAGACTTTTATCTGCATAAAAATCTATCAACCTTTGATTATGTTCCTTGATGTATTGTTCGATATCCATCTGTTTCATTACAGCCCCCAGTTGCTTGCACATATTGGGCCGATGCCCATCTCAATTGACACTGGATCGGTCAGCTCTCTGCCGCAGCATGAGCAGCGTCCAGTAACCTTACCATGCTGCACGGCCTCACCTCTAGGATTGGCAGCAACCCTCACTACAGCGTCCGCTGTGGAAGGGTGGCAGCTACTTACGGGTACGAATTGACCGCTCATGATCTTGCCTTGGTAATCAGGGCCACGCTTGATGTAGACAGCCCCTGAGTTTTTACCGTCCGACGGTGCGAGGGAGAAGGCAAGTTCGGCAGCGCGGAACACTGGCCTCTTTACCTTGGCTGTTTCGAGCAGTGTCTTGATCCTAGACACATCAACTGAACGGGTATTCTTTTCCCGATTGTCTGCCTTCTGGCGAACCTTAGTGATGGTGCGCTCCGCTGCATCCCATTGCCTGTCTGAGAGATCACCCTTCATGACATACTGTTGAAGCAGAGACGTGGCAAAGCTATTCCAGTCTCTCATCTTACCAAGTTCTCTTAGGATTTGTTCTTGTTCCATTGTTTCTCCTTCTCTGAAAAGTGCTATTGAACTTTTTGATACAGCCCCGTGGGGCTGCACTTAAAAATTCACCATGCAAGCATGAATATCATCAAGCCGATTGTAAGAGCTGAGAAGGCGAGGCCAGAAGCCACACCCTCCCAGAACGCCCAGCGTTTTTCTAGGCGTTTGAGTTTCTGACGAGAACTCATGATGCAACGCCCAGCTCGTCAAGCATAGCCTCAACTGCACTGTCTACAGTGTCGTTCTCTTTGGCTGCTTCAGCCTCAGCCGCCTTAGCAGCTTGGGTGTCGCGGTATGCTTTACGTGCAGCCTTCAGCTCACGAACTCTGTTCTCGAACTCTTCAAGCTCCTCATCAGTCAAGCCGTCCTTGAATACATCGCCTTGTACTCTCTTACCGCTATCTGGAAGCTTTTTGGTTGACCATTTACCGATAACCTGTTCTGCGAGGCGTTCAGCTTTTGACTTGCCGCTATCACCATTGATCGCTTTAGCAAGCTTGTTTTCGCTATCGATTTCCATAGCTTTGAGGTCGGTAACAACTGCCTCTGGAGTGTACTGCGTAGGTATATCTCCGATATGCTCTCTGATTAAACGCAGACCGCCAGCCGCAAATTCAATGTAACGCTTTATTGCAGCGTCATTGAGGCCAGCAGCCTCTTTCAGTTCTTTTCTCCAAGCTTTGGAAACATTTGTCGGGAAGTTACCTTTGGTCAATTTGACATGCGCTACGGAAGATATAAGCTCACCATAGCAAGACATTTTGTGACTGTTAGCAACCTCATTGTTTTGCTTGTTAGCACCTTTGAGAGAAGCAATTTTCTGCTCCGCATCGTAGATGTTGTTGATTGCAGTTTCGGTTACGGTAAAAGTTTTTGAATTTGTCATCTGTTCATCCTTTTCTGGCTGACAATTTTCTCCAATTCGGCATGATGCCGCGACTACAGCCCCGTAGGGCTGCACTCATGGTCTCATGATTTATTCTAAGAATGTCTCAGGCTCTTCTCTGCCCTCAGCAAAAGCTAACAGGTCGTGAGCTAATGCCTTTGCTTGTTCTTTTGTTAGCTGCAAGCTGCACCATATTTCATCCCCAACATTTAGCTCTGAGGGTAAGCTTGTTTTTGATCTTGGTTGCGTAAGCTGCACACATACGCCCCTGTTTACACCGCCAAAAAATCTTGTTTGAGCGATGTCTTCAACATTTGATTTTAATTCAGTACTCATTTTTTTCTCCTCATGATGTTAATGATGCAGCTCGAAAGCTGCACTTTTAAAATCACGCTGCTGCTTTAGGCCATCTGATCTCAACTGCTGCATCAATCACGTCACACATGACGATACCGCGTAAGTTGTTTTCGGCCTTGTGTTTAGCGGCAAAGTTCTTTGCCATTTGATAGTAGCTTTCGGCCTCATAGTTGCTACCCTGACTTTTGCAAGTCAGGTGGTTAAGATAAGCCGCTACTGCGTTATTGAAATGTGTCATTATTGCCCCTTATGTTTTTGTTTTCTAGGAATGATTTTGTTTTTTGCCTTCACAACGCGAGTGCGATATTTAGGCTGACGCAGATCTCGCGCCATTGGATTTCTTGATCTCATTAGACCATCCTTTCGATTAAATATTCTCCAGATGGTGCAATCAATTCGATAACCACCATCTCATCATGACCCTCGTCAAAGGTAAGGTCTAGAGCCGCATCATATGCAGCGGCTTTTGTTTTACCCGTGACAGTTGTGTCGCAATAAATTGCGCTTGATCCACTATCGTGGAAGTTGAAAGTAAGAGTGTACATTTTTCTCTCCTCATAAAATTAATGATGCAGCCCGTAGGCTGCACTGTTAATCTTACGCTGCTATTGGTGAAGGGAAACGCTTGCCTGTTTGCTTTACCTTGCCAGTAATAAAGGCAATGTGAGAAATGCAATCAGGGTCAAATTCCTCATGAGAATACATGTGATCCAATGTTACATGTAAGAAGTCATCAGTTCGCAGTACATAGCGATCACCATCAAAATCAGTGTAAGTGTATGTCCAAGTGGTTCTGCCACCGCCTGATCTGATTTTAAGAACTGCTTCCCTACCAGTATCGCCAACTATTTTAGTTGCAGTTTCAATTCCAAACATTGAGATTGAAGTGATTTTAGTATTGATTGATGCCATTGTGGTTTACCTCCGTTAAATGAAACCATGACAACGGCAACTGATGCTGCCGCTCTCGATTGTTTCACTCTGCGCTGATCTCTGCGTCACTACTACTGCAAGCTGTTGTTCTCTACATTCAACCACCTCACTGACCCAAATCCCAGTGGCGGCACTCGCAGCGTTTACGTTAAGCAGATATCTTTACGCGCTCTATTACACATGCATTGTCGTTCAGTCCCTCTGCTTCCCTGTTACAGACCGCCCAGTATATCTGGGGGCGTGTGCCTCGCGGCAGTTTGCTTTGGTGAGCCTATTGGCTGGGCTTGTGAGCCTATGTTCGGAGGGATTGTGAGGATCAAGGCCTCGTTGCTTCCCTGCGTCTGTCATTCTTCTCGCATATCTAGACTACCATGTAAACCCCCTAATTACCTTTTCTTACCTATCATTACCTATCAGTATCCATAAGCCTAATAAAATAAGGGGATATCGTGACAAAAAAAAATTTAGGTGGTAGGATATCAATTAGTTCAATTGCACTTTTCTGGGTATCGCTAGCCCCAAATCAGTGCCAATCAATCAGGGTGATTCGTTTTACCCAAAACCCCGAAAGCCTAGCGCAGCGCCAAGAGGATTGTAATGACTAGTGATAACAAACCAAACCTAACAGTAGTACAGGGTAGCAAGAAACCTACAGGCACTAAAAAGAAGGGTGCCAGTCCAGTCCTTCCCAATGGCCTAACAGAGAAGCAAGAGACGTTCTGTATGTCAGTCTTTTCTGGCATGTCGTTTAGTGATGCATACAGGGAAGCTTATGATGCCTCAAATATGAAGGCAGCAACGATACATCGGCAGTCGCATGAGCTAGTTAACAACAGCAAGATAGCCGCAAGATTAGACCAGCTACATAATGAGAGGGAGCAGCAACGGCGCATGCAGAGCCTCTCTCGAACTGATTTCGTTTTGAAACAGCTCACAGATGAGGCAACCAACCCAGACAACTCAGATGGTGCAAGAGTAAGAGCGTTAGAGCTACTGGGTAAATCGGTAGCATTGTTCACTGACAAGGTTGAGACTGAGGATAAGACTGAACGCGACGCAGATAGCATCAAGGCCGAGCTGCAAGCCAAGCTGGATCGACTGTTGGGATAAGTTCAATTGCACTATTTGCAGCCAGTCAAAGGATCGTGGTGGTTTTCAAAAGGATATAAGAACGGGTACTATTAAAATATAAAATACCCCTTACCCCACCACTCCCCACCCCCCCTGTCAGCGCGACGCCCACGCATGCACGTATACATG